TTTGCCCTTTGGATTCTTTTCAGTAACGGCTGTCTTTAGCTTAGAACCTGGATTCTCACGGCGATAGGCATCAACTGCCTTCTGTGATAGACCATCTGTTTTATCTTTACGGTTTACGGACTGCCAATCTTCTTCCATTTCTTGAGCCTTACCTTTTTCGTATCCTCTTTTAGCGCCTTTATAAGCACCTCTTACACCACCAACTACTGCGCCAATGGCTGTTCCTGGACCTGGTGCAATAGCACCTCCAATAGCACCACCTCTAATAGTACCATGCAAGGCACCTTTAACAGCACCTTTTGTTGCTTCCCACTTTGCACCTTCTTCTAGTTCCATTTGTTCTTCTGTATTATAAACCGATGACTCACTCAAATTGAGATTGCCATCAGGACCAAATGGAACAGATAGATACTTATCTACAGTCTTTGAATAGTATAGTGCCACAACTTGCTTGTTAGGATAAAGTCTGTATGCAACCCTTCTGAAAAGAAGCATTGCTGGCATCTGACTGAAAGATGGAATAATTTTTGATGATTTGTTTACAGCAGCTTCACGTCCCTCAAGCACAAGATCCTCAGGTGCTTCTGGCATCTGACTTAAAGTGATATCGTCATAATCTTCTTTAATCTGCTTGAGAGTTTTCATTGTCTAATCCTTATTCGGCAAAGTAGTTAGCAGCAATTTCCTTCTTACGCTCTTCCAACTTTTCCATAGCTTTTTCTTGTAGAGCGGCAAGGAGGTTATCTTTCATTTCTGAAAGGTTGTTCTCTAGAATACAATCTAGAGCCTCGTTAATGCGTTCTTTGTTATCCATTTTAGTTTCCTCTTTTACACTTGTTTGTTTTAGCTGTGATGATGGCTTGTATGGTTCACTAGTAACATTTGTCTGATATGACTTAGGTGTTGAATCTGAACCGCCCTGATATGAAAACTTACCTTCACCACCACCAGCTTCTTTACGTGCTGCACTAAATGCCTGACCACGAGAGAAGTAATCTGGTCTTGATGGTGGAGTTGGAGCATCTACCTTTGGATTTTCTGGAGCCTTAGGTGCTTCTGATGCCTTAGGTGTTAGAACGTCTTTTTCATACTGGCTAACTGAACGGCCTTGTGAAGGTTGTTTCATTCTAGCAAATACGGTTGAAGTCTTTTCACCTTCTGAACCGTGTGAAGCAAAACTCTGATGACCTGCCTTATATGATGATGCCATCTTTTTGGCTAGTGGTTCGGCTGCTGCGGTAACTGCTGCGCCTTCTGGTCCACTCATTGCTCTTGCGGCTTTACCTACTGTAGCCATTACACTGGCGGCCTTAGGAACAATCTTCTTAGATGCTTCCTGACCGGCGGCTGACATACCCTTAACAACCGGACTTGTCTGCTTTGATGCTGCCATTCCCTTACCGACATTCATTGAACGGCTCTGGGAGTTAGGTGTAAATGATGATGAACCAGATGTGCTAGAAGGCTTTAGCTGACCACCTGCTCCCTGTGTTGATGGAGCGTTCTTAACACTACGCATAAATCTGGTGGGAACATTAGTGCTAGTTGGCTTCATCTGTCCGCCAGCACCTAGTGAGGCTCTTGCTGAACCTGTTCCTGATCTATACTCGGCACCTTTGACATGTGCGGTTGTGCCTCTTAGATTTACACGGCTTCTTGATGGCTTAGCAGACTGTTGATAACCAGACTGTGCTGTGTCCATATGCTGGGTTGCTGCTACTGTAACAGCATCTTCCTTAACAGGCTTAACCTTGTTTACGTTAGTACCACCCTGCTTTGAGTTCTTATAGGTATTATCTTTCTCATCATTCTTAGTAGTGGTTTGTTTAGGCTTACCACCATAAAACTGTGCATTAGGATTTACACGACCATCACGAGTGAATGGATGTCCAACTGATGCCCAACCTTCATTGGTTTGTTTTGTTGTATCGGCATGTTGGATCAAATGCTTTTCAGCATCTTCTCTTGTCTTGTGACGCATACGAACGCTTTGAGTTTTACCGGCTTTTACTCGTCTGGTTATAAACTCTCCGTAAGAAGGCATAATTCTTCCGATATTTTTACCTGTTTCAGGATGATTAAAACCGTATTTTTCATCCTTAGACTTATATGCTTCTTGATAGATACCACGATCCGCACCTGTTGGCATAGCGTCTGGTGTAGGTTTCTTTTCCACTAGTGGTTTCTCCGTATAGCTTCTGATGCCATAACCTTGCTCTTTTACTGATCGTCTCTTTTGAGCAAGAGGAGAGGCATCTGTTAATCCTTCGGCATCTACTGTGCCACCTTTGTTGTCGTATTCACCAAGTTCGTTTAGTTTACCTTTTCTATACTTATCAAAATTAGCTTGTAAAGGATGCTTTGCTTCTTTGACAATAGGAGACTTTTCCATCTTCTTAATTTTTTCATAGTAATCAGGTCTCTCATTGATATGATCTCTAGCAATCTCTGCCGCCTGCTTAGAACTTGTGGTATGTTCTTTCTCAACTTTAGTACCAGCAACAATCTTCTTTGCAATAGTAGCAAGAGGAAGATTCCATTTTTTGGCTAGCTGTTGTGCGGAAGGTGTCGCAACACCTGACATACCTTTTTTCAAAGTCTTAATCCTTATTTAGGTAAGGTAATAGAATACCGTTTTCGTTTAGGTGTGTTATTTCACCACCTTTATTAGCATACTTACCTGAACCAACATACACTAGACCTAAATCTTTAGCTTCTTCGGCAACTGTCTTTTTCTTGGCTGCCTTAGCTGGCGGCGCTGATTTCTTTTGCTTCATCTTTTCTAGTGCGATCTTCTTATCCATCATCTTGGATTCGTGATCTTGACTAGTCTTTTCAGACTTACTTGGACCTTGATCTGGCCCAGCAATCTTATCAACTTCTTTTTGTGTTACTGCCTGTGCGATTTGTTGCTGGGCACCAAATGCAATCTGGTTCTGCATATCCTGTTGCTGCTGAACTGCCATTGCTTCGGCATTAGCCTGATCAATCTGTGCCTGTATCTGACCTTCTTCCTGCATTTGAGCATTGATTTCCTCAATGTCATCATCTGTCTGCTGGAGAATGTTCTTACGAACCCACATTACAGAATAATACTTACCAACAAATGGATCAACCTTAGCAAGAGTATCAAGACGAATGTTTAATAGTTCTGCATCCTTGATTTCATCAAAACTATTGTCTTTCTTATAGTCGTACCAGATATCTTCCTTGAACTCTTTCCATTCCTCTTCGGTACAAATTCTTTTAAGAACTAGCTGAACACGAAGAAGGTCATCGAATAGAGATGAGAACTTATTGCGAAGTCTGGTAACAAACTTGTTAAACTTGATTTCGTCACGATTGATTTCGGTTGTTCTACCTAGAGAGAAGCCTTGCTGTGCTTCCATACGACCAATTGGAACGTTTAGTGATCTGTATAGCTTACTCTGGAAATACTTAACGTCTTCCATTTCACCTAGGTTACGTGCGCCTTCTAGTGTAGAGATTTCTGTACCTTTAGAACCTTCACGGCGTGGTAGCCAAAAATCTTCTAGCATTGATAGGTGCTTGCGGTCATCCTTGATTTCACCAGTATTGGAATCGTAAACTAGCTTGTTACGATACTTGACCATGATATCACGGACATACTGTTCCGCTTTAACTGTAGGCATGTTACCAACGTCAATATAGAATACACGGCGCTCTGGTGCACGAGATAGACGATAGATAACGGTAGCATCTTCAACCATTCTTAGATTGTTGAATGGCTTGATTGCTTTGTGCAGATAGGAAAGCACCATGGTCTGCTTTGGATCCATGATACCCGAATTGACATTAACAATCGAATCAACTGCGATCTTTGCGCCTAGATTAGTGCCAGCACCAATCATTCCCTTTTCGTTATAGAGATAATATTCGATTGTCTTTTTGATTAGTTCGACGCCAGTATTTGGATCACGCATCTTTTGGATTTCACGGATCTTACGAATACGGCGAGGGTCGATATACTTTAGTTCCTGAATACCTAATGCAGGACTAGTTTCATCGATAACAATGTGATAGTATATTCTACCATCGATATACCAACGACGGAAGATATCATGACCCATGTTACCAAAGTTTAGTAGTTTAAGGATATATTCAAATTCTTCTTCGATCTTCTTTTTGATCTGAGCAGGAGCCTTGACTTCATCCATATTGATTTCAACGGATGTGCCAGAGTCCTCAACCACGATAGCTTCATTAACGATTTCGTCAAGAGCAGTTTCCATTTCAGGCTGAATAGCTAGTTCACGATACTTGGTGATTAGCTGTGTTTCGTTTCTGAATGTACCATCTAGATCAACATATGTGCCATAGTAACCAGCGCCAGCAACCGTAACGGCGCCATCGTCAGATTGTGGTACAGCAAATGATTTTTGTAGTGGTCGGCCTTGTTGATCAACTTTATCTTGATCGTCAGTGCCGATTTGAAAGCCAAAAAAGCGAATGGTCCCTACTCCTTAAACATGATGAAAATCCATGGGACCGAAGCCCCATGGATCCTATTAGTATATATTAAGCACCAGAAATGTCTGTAGAACCGTCGAGTGATTCCCACCACTGATAGGCGAGTGTCACACCAAATTCTTCGATCTGGTCACCCATTGACCAATCTAGGTCAATAGCAGCAACGTCAGTTGGGAAACAACCAACCATCTTATACATCTTAATGACGTTACCGGCCTTACCAAACTGAGTGATAAGAGCGTCAGCCTGATATGAAGCTGCTGATAGAGCGGCTGGGCTACGAAGGTTACCAACGTGTGAGTTGATAGCATTTAGCCAAGTCTCAAGATTACGACGAGCCACAAAGTTTTCATCATTGATGATTGTGAATGACCAGTCTGGGAAGGTACGGGTACCTGCAATCTTAATCTCACGACCAAAGTATGGAACAACGATATGAGAAATTCCATCACCTGGTAGAGATGTTGCTCTAACACGGAAGATGATGTCGTTTGTCAATGGCGCTGCACCAAGGATTGGTGGCAAGGTCATTACAACCTCGAATAAACTTGGGCGGGCGCCGTCGTTTACCAGGGTTGCTCTGAATTGATTGACATTAAAAGCCATTTGTGTTTTCTCCTTTTCCTTTATTTATTAGAACTTGCCAACAATTTCGGAGAAGGCAACACCGGTTCTGACAGCAACGAAGTTCAACTGGATGAAGTTGATTGAACGTGCTGGCTTAATGTAGATGTCCCCGACGAATTGGTTGCTATCAATGACTTGCTGAGTATTGTTTGTTTCATCACAAACTACCTTGAAGTCATAGATGCCACGACGGCCTTTAACATCACGTAGGAATGGTTCTACTAGAGCAACGAACTGTGAACGTGTGAACTCATCGTTGAACTCGAATAGTGAATACTTTGCTGCCTTTGCAATTGACTTCTCAAGAACAATGAACAGACGACGAACGTTAATACGGTCGAAGGCTGATGGCTTAGCAAGTAGTGTCTTATCACCATATAGAACAGTGCCTTCACCCTTGAAGGTTACAACAGGGTTAATGCCGTTCTTATATAGATTGTCTCTGTCTGCCTTTGTTGGCATCCATGATAGTTTGGTTACATTCTTAACCTGACCACGATTTAGACCTGCTGGTGAGAACCATGCATCTCTTGTCTGGTCGGTACGGGCACATAGACCGGCCATGTCGCCGTTTAGAGGAACCATACGATAAACATTGTTATACTTATCGAACTGCTTCTTCCAACCAGAATCCATGAAGGCATATGAGGTTGAACCGTAGAAGTTACGTGTAGCGATTGACTTAGTAACCTCTGAACCTGGCTGGTTAACAACGTCTGTGTATTGTGGTGAAACGAATACAACTACGTCGCCACGACCATATGTACCACCAGGAGCAGCAATGTTATCGATAACATACTTACATACGGTATTTGAAGCACCACCAGTCATGATTAGTGAGGTGTCATAAGCGTCGGTATCTGAGAATAGAACGTATGAGTTCTGTAGATTACCGTCAGTTGGTGAAGATAGAACACCACCAGCTAGTGTAATGTTGAATGAAGCATTACCCTGTGTGAATGAGGTTCCCTGTGCTGTATTGCCCCATGTTGCTGTCTGAACAACAGGAACAGTGTTATTGGCAATAGCGTTGTTAATTGGCCATACGTATGCTGATTTGTCAGCTATAACGTTGACCCAGTAGTTAGATGAACCGTCATCGTTCTTGGCATCAACAGCCTTAGAAACGTTTGAATACTTTTCTAGAACGGCATTAGCGATACCAGCGGTGAAATAACCGAGGGTATCTAGAACGATAATGTGCATTTCGTCGTTGGCACCGCCACGATCTTGTGCATACTTTGATGTGCCTGGAGGACCATCGAACTGTGCTGCCTGTTCCCAATTGGTCCAGTCTGCGTTGGTTGATGAAATGCCAGCGTTAGCGAACATGCAAACACGGATACCGTTACCAAGGGTACCTGCATAACGACCAGCAAACATACCATAGGTTGGGCTGTTTGTGCTGAATACGTCCCAGTTTAGGTCCCAGTCATCACGGTTCTTAATAATAGCTGCTGTGTTACCAGAGGTAGCGTTTTTGGCACCGGCTGTATTTGCTGAACGAACTACTCGTAGGTTATCACCATAAGCTAGGAAGTTAGCTGCGGTGAAGAATGAAACTGCTGTATTATCTGAAGGCTTACCGAACCAGCGAACTAGTTCAACTTCATTAGCAATTGTCACAACCTGGTCAATAGGACCCCAATCAAAGTTTCCGGCAAACGCCCCTTCTGTAGTCGAAACGGCGGGAACTACGGTCGTAAGGTCAATTTCTGACCAAGCCACGCCTGGGGAAAGTTGATATACCATCTTTTACTCCTTTATAGGTTGGAATGGTGTAAAATCCATTTCAAACCTTATTTATCGTTTTCTTGTTTTTCAGAACTATAGTCTGCTACCCCAAGCATAGTTTAGATCATCAAATGGATATAGCTGCTCTCTTTCACGGACCCATCGATCACCGGCGGCATCAATTTCAGTGTCATGTGGACTATCGATTCCGTTATCAATAAATCCAAAAGGCACATTTTCTACATCTTCCAGATATGACAACTCTTTCTGTAGAACGTAGCGAATATCGTTAGAAACGGTCTCTTTGAATAGCTTTTGGGCGGTCAACCAGCCAAAGTGAACCAGTGTCATGGCCAAATCGTCATTAGAACCTTCTTCCGCCTTGAAGGTCTTTTTGTCTGCGGAGAATGAGAATAACTCGGTAATGGTATCTTCATCGTTTAGTATTAGCTTATCACTTTCCACCAGCGTCTTGAGGTTAGCACAACCGATCATTTTGGACTGTGCTGTGATCTTTAGACCAAAGGCTAGCTTGTTCTTACCAGCGGCGAAACCACCTGACCACTGGGTACCTTGCTTACCTTTTTGCTGGAACTTTAGCAGATTTTCATAGTTCAATTCATAATGTAGAATATCTGCTACCTGTAGACCAATAGAGTTAATCTCAATTAGAACGAAAGCCTCGTTATACCTCTTGGCAGCCGAATAGATGACTGCTGGTAGTAGCATGGGGCTAATTTCGTTGTTTCTATATTTAGCTACCTGACGGTACGGTACCTCACTAACGTCAAAGATAGAGAAGGTGGAATAGTCGAGACCTTGACCTTCGGCCACGTCCGCACATAGCACATAGGTATGCTTTGGTACTGCTTGCTCAAAGATATCCATACATTCGTTACGTGCAACAGGCTCTTTCCAGTGTAGAGAGGCTAGCTTGGCACCGTTGATTAGTGTGTTAGATGAACCTAAGAACTCACAACCAAATTCTTGGTCGAACTGTCTTTGGCTGGTGTTTCTAATGGTTTCTTCTGCCCACTTGGCATCACGACCAGGTACCATCGACCAATGGATCTCAATAGGAATATAGGTGCTGGTCTTTTCAACCGCTTTAGTCCACATCTTATAGAACAGGTTCATACCGTTAGGAGTAGAAACGATAACAACCTTAGAAGTTTTACCAGATGAAATGGTAGGATATGTTGAGTTAAAGAACTCTTCCGCAATATTGTTGGGAACGAACGCAAACTCGTCCAGAAAGATTAGGTTGAACGAGAAACCACGGACAGAGGAACCTGAGGTGGAATCTGCTAGAACTCTCGAACCATTAGCAAGATAGATAGAACCCTTGTTCCACTCTTTGATACCTTGCTTGAGAAACATAGGCAGATACTCAAAAGCCAGCTTTAGTTTCTGTAGCAACTCACGGGCAGTTGGAGCACGGTTAGCAAGAATAGCAACCACAAAGTTCTCATTGAACAATACTTGATGAAGAATATAAGCCACACTGGTGGTTGACTTACCGACCTGTCGAGGTAGCTTACAAATAGAGAAACGATTATCATGAAACGATTGAAGCATACGCTCCTGAAAGTCCCACATTTCAAAGGGCATAAGACCACGGTCAACGTTGATGATCTTAATATACTTCTTGGAAAAGTAAACAGGATCATCCGCACACTTGATATATTCATCAAGTTCGGCTTGGGTAAAAGAATGACGATACTGCTCATTAGGCAGGTTAGGGTTATTCTGATAACTAAACGGCGTCCTGGCCATCTTGCTCTTTCTTGTTCTTAATAGCCGCTAATAGTTCGGCTGTAGAACCTACGAATACGGCCTGCTCCACATTGATGCCTTCGGAAGTTTTCTTGCGAGGATCAGTTTCAGGATTAGGCTCTTTCAAGTCACGTTTCATCTTTTGTAGGTTATACAAGTCTTTCGACGTTTCACCTACAGTCTTAATTAGATTGGCGACAACCTCGAATCCACGAGCGGATTCGTTCTGTCTGGCAATAGTGGAGATATCTTCAAGGGCATCATTACCCTTTTCGATAAGATTGCGTAAAGTGTTTCTGACTAGACGGTAATCTTCATCTTGATCATCATTATTACTATCAGCAGGAACATATTCAATAACTTCTTGCTTGACTTCTTCTTTAGTCACAGGCAAGTGTTCGATGCCTAAAGCATCTGATAAGTTTTTCTCAACACCCATAATATACCTTACGTTTTTAGATTACCTGTTAGAACCCATGTATTTGAGTGGACTTTGGTTAGGGTTGCTGATAGATACTGACCAGCAATGTTAGCCCAGTTATTAGATGAAAGAACGTTTACACTACCGCTATTTGCTTTGATTCTTGTTTGTCCTGGACCATACTGTATAACTTCAATTGCTGTACCTACATTTGGGAATACCAAGAATTGATAATCATCAGGAACATTGACAGTGATATTGTTGCTGCTATTGGCAATGATAACCGAACCTGCGGTCAAAACTGGAATGTCTGTGTCGGCTGATCTGGTGTATCTTTCTCTAACAACACCAACACCGTCTGAAATTGAACCAGTGGCAATAAAGTTACCGATGAGTGTACCTGATGCGTTCTGGAAAGCTGTGTTGGCTTTGGTGAAGGCAGCATTGACAGCATTAGTTAGTGCTGTGGTATTTGCTACAACCTCGAACTTTGAGTTTGCCCAGTTTGTAATGGTAACAGAAACAGTATTAGTCCATGCATTAGCACCAACTGCATTGTTAGCCACTAGAATTGATGCATAGGTATTACCAGCAGTTCCGATTGTAACTGCATATGCATTTCCCGATGTGCCTACTGAATTGGCATATGAGTTAGAAGCTAAACCGACAGCGGTTGCATATGCATTTCCTACTGCACCGATTGACTCGGAGTATAGGTTGGCATTGACACCAACATTATATGCTAGTAGGTTAGCAGCGTTAGCTTTATCATAAGCGGTGTTTGCTGTTACGTAAGCGAAACTAAGAGCAGTATTCTGTCCGGCATCAATACTGGCCACATTTGCTGCTAGTCCGTTTAGGTTGGCATAAACTTCCGTAAAGTTAGCATTGACATTGGTAAAGGCGCCACGAATTGTATCGCCGGTACCGTCGTTAGCTACTGTGCCCACATTGATGATAAGTTGTGACATTTGCCTCTATCCTAGTTATTTCTTCTATTTAGTCCGTCCACTCTGTAATAGTGGTAGTATAGCCATAGTCATCACCAGGTTGTGCGGTGATCGGATCTGGTTCAACCTTGATTTCGACTGTCTTGGCTGCTTCTGTTATTAGGCTGTATATTTGAGCAACACCATTGGTAGATGCTGCATGAATAGTATTGTTAACCGTAAAGGTGCCTTGTGTGGCTCCTAGTGTCAATACATCATCAACAGGATTATAATGCATAACAATACCTTGAGCATCAGCCCACTTTAGACTGCTGCCTTGGAAAACCACATCTTCCTGCTTGAATGTGCCTGCTGTATTGGCAAGCATCATTTTGGTAATGTATGTTGGACCTAAATTGTTATTGTTATGAATGTTGGCATAAACGGTACGAATGATCTTAGGTGTTGTAATTGGACCATAGTAGTGTAGCTTCATTGTAAAGTTAAGAGTCCAATATACATATCTTACGGAATCGTAGTTGCCTTCATATTCAATGTTATTAGTGACATTGTTGAGAATGACTGGTATATCTTTGACGAAACCTAGATCAGGTACCATAGATGCGGAAACGGTAAAGTCAGGATTGAAGAATGGTAGAATTTGCTCTACAATCTGTGTGCCATCGTCGATGTTACGAGCATAAACAGTTAGCTGGAAGTTTAGATCGTATGGAGCACCCATATAAGCGGAAGATGCGGTTGTGCCACCGGTAATTGGCTTTGATGCTTTCAGTAGACTATTCTGTTTTCTAGAGGCATCATAGGTAATACCAGAGATTTCAAATCCCATACGTGGTAGAATAGCTTGAAGCTGTCTTGTTAGGTCTGGATCAGAAAAGACACGAGTTACCATCTTCTCTTTTGGTGAGTAGATGATAGGCACGAGGAATCGGTTGACCTCTGCACCGGTCTGATCATTCTTTCTAATGATAGAGATATCATCAAACAGTCTTCCGAAAAGGATGACTGCTTTCTTGGTTAGTTGATGATAATAGTGTGCGTTACCGAGCATTAAGGTGTTCCAAACGGATTAGTTTCAGATAGATCAAGGATCAAATCTGCGCCAGTGTCAAAGTCTTTGTTGTCAAAGATATCAAATTTAACATAATCATTCTTTTCATCATCAATAGTATTGATGGTAATTTGGGCTAGAGATGTGTTACCATATAGAGTGTTAGCAGTAAAGTTGCCAGTGATACTATGAATAAACATGGTACCATTGGCTTTATACCACTCACTAAGTTCTGCATGTGCCGTATTGTTTGCCCATGTTCCGTCTGGTGATTGATATACAACTTCACCGTCTTTAAAGTTGCCGACACCAGATAGTTCAACATTTAGCTTTAGTGTATAACCATTTTCTTCCTCGATCTGATCAATCTCCTTAACACCAGTATCAATAGCATCCTCTGAGAAGCGGAATAGTTCGCAACGCATTTCATAGATATATGGCTCTCTATTACCAAGAGAGTAGAACATAAGTTTCTTTTCAATGAACTTGATTTCAAACATACGATGCATTAGCGGAACATAGATCAGGTCACCTTCTTGTGGTCTAATACGCAATACAGTTGGTAGACCACGAGTAAATGCACGGCGAGAGATGATGAAGTTTGAGGTATCTCTAATCTCTAGACCGAACTTGGAAAAGAAGTCACCATCACCTTCGAAGCCTTCGACGTTGGCTAGGTATGCTTCAATTGAATATGCTTTCTCGAATTTGCTCTTGGCATACTCACCAAAGATCATATCACCTTCATCAAAGGATTCTCTGGGAATATAATAGACCTGATGACCCATAATTTCAATGGACTCTACAATAACATCTTCCATGAGGTGATGCTCATTGTTAAAGCGGTTCTTT